CGCGCCTAGCCATCAAATGGATGAGAAAGTTATAAACTCGGAAATGATGGTTGCAATCTTGGCGTCTCTTATATAAAGGTGCAACCTGCTGGGAAAATTCCGGGCGTAAGCCCTTGAAACCAGTTAAGTTGCATGTTTACACAGTGCTTACGCCAAACGACAGAGCTTGTACTCTCTGCCGTGAGTGGGCTGCCCACTCGTTATCTATATTACCCTTCCACGGTAGACTATAGGTGTACCTATGAAGCCATGGAAAGTTAAATCTTCCGCGCCTGCCACAGCGAGGAAGAGTCTCAGAGGTGACTCGTCCGAGGCCTCTGTAACAATAGAGAATCCCATTGACCTAACCCATCCTGTATCTTTTCTCGCTAGAGAAAATCTATGCGGGGATGAGCCTGGGACCATTACATTTAATTCAGATTTACCGTTCTGTTGTCCAGCAAACCCATTATCAATTGCTTCGAGATACCATCGCATCCGCTCGAAATCGGTTGGTGGTTCTGCGTAGTTAATAAATTGATTATAGGGTATGGCTACTGCTTCGACATTCAGTGGCTTATCTTGCAAGTTGCGGATTATCCATCGGACTCCGCCTCTTCTGGCAAGAAACATCTGACCCACAAAATTCAGGATGGTCATAGAACGCCATGGAAGAACATTATCGTTCTCAAAGCCACGAGATATTGGAAAATTCCTAAACCATATTTTGCTCATTACAGACTGAGTCTGTTCATGTTGGAGCATGGAATAATTCGTGTATCGCTTTAGAAGAGAACGTAAAGAAAGGACTTTCTCCCCAATGTAGATAAGTCCTGTAGGTTCATCAGTGTTCACTTTAGTTCCGAATGTGTGGGATATTGTGGATCCAGCAGATATATCATCGACCACTGACGTGGGATCGACAGCTGCATGAGCTACTGTACGCTTCCCTCGCCTGTTAGCGGTAGGAGGTCTAGTTACTGCTGGAGGTGTAGGTTCCGTAGGACCAAACATCATTGAACTAGTGCCTCCTTCAGTAGGGATGGCATAAGTCATGTCGTGTCCAGATACAAATACCGAGAAGTTGATCTCAGCATCTGTCGGATCCAAGTTGTAGGGCGAAGTCATCGTATTTTCTAGAACCATGACCAACATACCATTAGCTTCGTCTTGTGGTAAGTGGCCTGACATCGCATTAGTGTTCCACCGCTCACGGTGGTCTACGTTGTCAATGTTCAAGAACTTTTGAGGGTTCGTCCAACCGACCTCGATTGTGAACTCACGCTCTTCAGAGATATCCACTATGTAGTGCTCACCCAGATTAAGCATGGCATTCTGGGCAGCACCCCATGTTGGCACTGCTATGGCATCGTGTGTGATGCGCACTTTGGCCTTGTGGAAAGCTGATGCGTGAAATACGAATCGATATCGTATATTGCCTCTCCATGCACTAAATAAATGCGCCACATAACTCATCGGAGAGTGGTGCTCGGCATTACTCATGCCAGGTTCTACTGCAAAAAGAAGCGGTGTGACAGCCGAGTTAAATAAAACTGTACCCGGTGTGTCAGTGAGTTGCAAGGTTCCAGAACATAGAAAACTCTCTCTATTACACAAGTGTTCTATAGCCAGTTCATCTACATCTTTGAATCCTGCAACGCGAGGATCAACCGTTAATTCATTACGTTGATCCGTCGCAAGTACGTACTCCGGTGTTCTCTCATTGGTTGTGGCCATTGGAAGCTTGAAATCCATAGTTTTCACTATAGGTTGCAAATCAGACGGTCGTGAGAGACCAAAGGCAGCCGCCACTTGGGATGTGGCTTTAGCTGCTACCGAAGTAGCTTGGGCATAGCGTCCTATGCCCGGTAGTCCCGTAAGCTTGCTCGAGATGTCAGCGACAGCTGTAGACACCTTGGAAATGGGTCCAGTGGTGTCACCTTCAGCGTGCGCTAAAGTGGCTCTAGCTGTCGGTGGAGATGGTGCTTGCAAAGTCTGTCCGATGAAGGCTACATCTGTAAGCCAAGCATAAACTTGAACATTGCAAGAGGAAGACGTCTCCGATACTGAGCGTAACCGAGCTATATCACGGATTGTCAGCTCCCCCATAAGACTATAATTCCCCAGCAGTGATACTGCGTCGTCATAGTAGATAAATGGGGCTGTGATGGACCCACCTCTCGAAAGAGTAGGATCCAAAAACGTGACAAGTCGTTGGGACTCGCGAATTGCACTATACGCGGTCGGTGAACTCATAGCGTATTGTTCGTCAATCTGCGCTAAGGGGTTGTAGGAAGCCATAGCATAGCCTGAAAAGAACGGACTACCAGCTATGGTTAACTTCATGTTGAGTGTTGCACGTATAGATGCAAAGCCTCGACATTTCTCCATCACTTGCGCATTAGTCAAGTACCTAGTCCAAGGATCTATCACTTCATTAAGCACAGTGTCTTTAGTCCACGTAAACTCGAAAATTTTTAGTGGACGAGAGAGAAATCCGGACAAGTCTGCAGAAACATCTGAGGCCATGTAAGAAGGGTCGATGGGAGCGGGCGAACCAGCCTCGATTCCCACCTCATGGGTGCCTAAACCGACTTGTTGAGTTACAATTTCGGTTGGTTCTAGGCTTTCGGTGTGTTTTTGTTGGTCGGTAAGTCTAAGAGCTCATTTCCCTTCGCGCGACTCAAGGCTAGGGGAGAGCGTGGCACTGCGTGCTCCAACACACCTCTAAACAGAGGAGACTTACTAGGAAGTCTGGATTACACCAAAAGCCATACAGTATTTTGCGTACCCTTGTAATACTGTAGGTAACCAGTTGATGCACTTTCTTTGGTTTAGTGAGCAGGATAGTCCGCTCAGAGGGATTTCTTTAGGGTGAACCAAACCCTTGCGATAGATTTGGGGAATTGATAAACATATAAAAGTTCTAATATACAACATGCATTTAAATATATATATACAAAATTAATTATCCCCAAGATAGCGCTCTTTCCACCGAACGAGAGCGCTGTCATAATCCACCTTCAACTCCGAACACCAAGGTGTGATGTTAACACTTTCTGCTACTCGTGTGAGCTTCTGTCGCATATCCTCGTAGAATACGCGTCCATGCGCAAACGAGTCTCGCATAGCGCCATTAACATTCACAGCACACTGTGCATCAGGAGTGAGGGTGGACTTCGTCCCCGCCATCAAAGGCTTTAGTATAGAATTGACATCCAGTTTTCCAACTTTGATGTCTGTTCCTTCAACAACACCACTCGTCATCTTGAGGAAATCCCCTTCGGGACACCACTGAGCAGTGAAGCTGTCACTCTTATCTGGGGGTGTGAACTTGTAGTTCCAACTCTCCAGAGCCTTTGAGACTGCAGGTGCGTTAAACCAGGTATATTTGGGATTGACTCCTCCAAAGACATCATCTCCATACGTTCCTAGTTTCGCCACCGTGCGAAATTTGGGTGTATCCACTGGTCTAATCTTGTGCGCCGAGGCGCGCAAAAGGTGACCATTATCGCCACTATTTTCCTCTACAGTGCCAGAAACTCCTGAAGGGGAGTATCCAAACACTATCATAAGGTCACCGTTAGCAGCGAGTAAAGGATACATTTTCTCGGTGAAAATCCCCTTAATTATCTGGAGGGATTTTTGGGGCAAGGGGGTAGCTGCACCTAACTTTATAAACAATTGTGCAGTGGCCCCCTTAGTGCCGGAGGCTTGTGTGAGATCATATTTCTTGTAATCTCCGGCAAAGATGAGGCGAACAGTATACTCAGTGTACCATTTCACCCACTCGTTCCACTCAGGACCATGTGGGTTCATGCCCACTGCGCACTCAGAATACTCAATAGACTGTTTGAATAGCCAATGAAGATATCCCATGTGCATACGGGTCACCAAAGAGAATGCGAATTGTCCAACAGAGAACGCACGCATCTTTTCTTTGTTAACGGCCTCATCTTTGAATACCAACTTAAAGGGAGTATAACATCTTTCTCCCTTGAGGAAACAATTTTCAATATATTGTACCTCAGCCTCCAAAGTTGGTGTCGGATGATACGTCTTCTTTCCAGTAGACTCGTCCACTACTTCTTTGAGCAGATCTAGCTTCTTGTATTTGCCAAATCCAGCAGCAGTTTTCAAGTCCATTGGATCTAGAAAGCGGACGCCATCAATCCCATTTATTGCTTCAAGTAGAGTGAGAGGTCTCACCTGGGCAATAAGTTCTGGTTTCTCCTTAACCATACGAAGAACTTGAGCTTGATAATCATTTTGAGCCCACTGCAAGTGGTTGGGTTCTACACCTTCACTTGCGTTGGCTATATGATTTAGTGTAACTCCCCATGGATCAGCCATTTGAGGGGCTCTCCATGTGTTAGTCACACCAAACTCTTGCTCGACAGATCTACATGTCGGTTGGAGATGAACCGTGGAGTGGAAGGTTGCTCTCCCTGGACATTGTCCCACATATTCAAAATGTCCGTGGGACATAGTCCTGAGTGGGCTCTTGTCATGTAATCCTTTAGAGATCACAAGGTTCTCACCGAGAATCTTTTCTCGAAGAACTCCTTCACTCACTGGCTCAAACCATCGTTCCTCCATCTCGGCCAAAGCTTTGAGGAGGGGGGTCTTCTTTACCCGTGTGGCATATCCCGTAGTGGAATTGGGGTTGGGGTCTCCCGCTTGATGAATACCTAAAATGCAACGAGGAGGTTGCTCAGATACCAACGGGCACCCACATAATCCTGGGAATGGGGGGAATGGTAAATCATACCCAATTGCGTTTATCGTCCCACCAGCATTGGTGATAAGCTCATCATGGAGCCCACCCGCCTTGGCTGTGTTGGGACTAGTGCCCCTAGCTCGCCACACTAAATGAGCTAGTGGAATGGAGTAATCGTCATCACTGAAAAAGCTTGTGATGTCCCGAAATACCCCTCCTTTGGGCACATACACCAGTGCACAATCCTCACCAAATCGCACAATCGAGGTTGGTCCAATCCAACTAGAGAAGTTGGAAGACACGTTAGAATCTTTATCTTCATGCCTGAAGAACTTAATCTTTGTGTCACTGGACGGTGCGAAATGCCCTACTGTTATGCCTCTATTGGCCTTCACCATCAATATGACTACAGATGATGTTCGCTCGGTTATAGGATCAGTCCATTCCATACGCAACAGATTTCTCTGTAGCATGGATAGTAGATCTTCTCGCGAAGTGGTCCAAGCTTTTTCAGAAGCATGGTAGGGTTTTCTCGCCACATTCACCCAATTGTGCTCTGTAGCTATAACATCCATCAAAGGACCCATTGCATTCTTGGCTTTCACCTCGTCAGCAGTTTCTGGAATCAGAGTTCCATGGGGTGTGGTTGTTTTAGCTGCAGTGAGCGGTTGTGCCTTCTTTGCAACCTTGCTCCATGGCATGGGAAAATCCATGTATTTCCATAAAGCAGCAGCCCCACTAACTATTGTCAAGACAGCAAAGGCCTTGCCAACACTTCCACTATGTTCTTCACGAATACGCTTTGTTAGAGCGTGAGCATTCGTGTGAGAATATTGTAGATGGCGCCAAATAAGCGCAGAGTGGATTTGCTGGGCAGGTCGTCTATATGCCATAATCATCAGGGGAGTGATCAGGGCTTTTGACGACCAACTCATATTGCAAGAGAGAGGGAGGAGAAGTGGTGACCAAACCAACATTCTCCACCACCGGTTGTCGTGGTACTGGATCAAGGATTCTTTAACTAGAGGATAATTGAACCAAGAGTTTGGCAACCATGTAACCCAGTTGAAACGGGACATGACAGTGGTCAACTTATCAAGATCGTCCTCAACAGCCTCGGTAACGACTCTACCGAGGGCCTCTGTGAAAAGAGACATAGGATTACACACTACCTTGACTAAGACTGCTCCCATGTTGGGATACTTCCTCTTCTTTGGGAAGATAGAGAAAGCATGCTCAACGGTGGGCTTTGGCGCCTCAGCCAAAGTAGCGAACCGGCTGTGTTTCCGGAGATCTCCATTGGCTATGAATTCAGAGCCTAGTCCTTGCGAGAAAATGTTGGATATTGCCATATCATCTACAGATACTTTAGGCATCCAATCATTCTTGTTTTGCAAGAACCATGGAGTTCCCAAGAAAGAGAGCCAGTTGGAACTCTTTGGTTCAATGGTAACTACAGATCCATCACTGGGAGTCATGTCACTCACAGAAGAGATGGATGGGAACACAGAAGGTGTAGGCTCACATCCACAAGTTCTGCATAACTTTCTGTGAACATCACAGAAGGGAATCTTGCCTCCAATTTCAGAGTTCGAGGACACAATTTGCTGTTGGACAGCGTAATGTTCCTTGGCCTCTTCTATCAGAAACTCGAGTACTTCCATAATACTCACATCTTCGAGAACTTTACCTTCTGGTGTAGTTACCGCCTCATACTCAAATTCGGTGCGCATAATGTTTGTGCTGGATGTAATGGGCTTGCCTTCAACCGCTACAACTCGTTCCACTCGGATCTTCCATGCATCAGGGATGACAGGACATTTACCGTAGAAAGCAATGACCTTCTTGGAATCTAGGAAACCGTTTGTAGAAAATTGATCGCGAACGACAACAGTGAGAATGTAGTGCTCTCTCCGCACGCACGCGATTGGCTCATTTAGAAGTACTCGCGCCGCATTGTCCTTGACATTCTTGGTCGTAGACATAACCAAAGGTCTGGGAGCTATCTTTCCCTTGAGATTGACCTCGGCCATATTCAACGGTGTCACTTCATTATTGCCCAGTTGCATAAACAACATTTGCGCTGGGTTTTCCCCGACAAATTTCTCTTTTACTTGGCCCAATTCATCAAAAGTTATGGCAGTCACTCCGTTGTGAGCGCCAGAAGCAAATTTATCCATTGGGTTCAGTTTTATGCGATCTTTGTCACGATGAGAAGCTCCCATTGCCCGAAGTAGTGTTGGAACAATGATATTGTTTACACTCGTTTTTCCAACACTTGAACCACCAAAAATACCGACTGTGAAGGGCGCAATTTTCAAACCTCCTGTTGTCATACGGGTTTGCACCTCGGCATCGATCAGTTCGATGCGAGAGAGCTTGTCCATAAGCAACTTCTTGGAAATAGGACTTCTCGCTGCTTTCGCCAGCATTGACAGTTCGTCCCGTGTTTCCTTTAGGAGGGATGCAAATGCAACTTCATCAATTTTCAAAGATTGGAGATTTCCCATCTCAAAGTAAGCGTTGATTTTCTCACAACGTGTCACTTTTTCCAAAATCGGTAACATCTTGTCCTCATGGTACAACAAGGGTGTGTAGGTGCCATACTTGTAACACTCGTACCCTTGGTGCACCACAAGGTGCATGACTGATACCCCACACGAAACTATATCCAACATAGTGAGTTTCGTGGGTACCACCAATTTTGAGAATAGTTTCAAATTACCAATCTTGAAATCGATATTCTCTAGGGAACAATATCCAAGGGAGATGATAATCCCCATGACCTTGCAACCGATATCTACCAGAGGTGAGTCAACGAATGACTGCCAGTCTGATAGCATGGTTCGAATTGCAAGGATCCATGCGGGATCATCACCCTCGGCTTGCTCCGTGGTGATTCCTGCACCTGCTAGTAATTCCCACACTGTGTATGATAGCGACTTACCATAAATGGAGTGGGCCATCTGCACAAAGTGGGTGACAAAGGCATTGGTGGAAGTAGCAAAGTACATACCATAGGCACCAATGCAAAATGCCTCTATAGCGTGTGCGAACCAGTCTGTCTCGGATGACTTCTCTTTCACCACTTGGTCAATAGTACCCTGAAGTACACGTGACATCTCGAGAGGGTCTGATACGCCCAAGCTATGAATACTAGGGGGCTCTGCAGGCTCATCAGTATCGAAATGCAGGGGAAGAATTGGGGGTGCTTCTGGTTCTGCGTGATCATCACCAGATGCTTGCTTTTTCTTCTTTCTACGCCTACCTGCATGCTCGATAGTGGGTTTGGCGGCTCTCTTGTCTGCCAAGACAGACCAGATTTGCTCACCAATTTTTGGTTCGACCACCTCAATGAGATCCAGCAGATCAGATATGGGCAATGTGTAGAACAAACATGTATGTCCACCTTTCGGTGAGACACCACACTTGTGACATCGATACCCATAGCCTTCTCGCACTGGAGTCCCACGGCGCTGGTCTAGGATCTTACTCCAAATTCTCCTATTCTTCTCTCTGATCACATCACCGGGAATCTGGTCGATGATGGACCGAAGAATGGAGGCCTTCTCAGTGGCGGCATATGAGCCGCGGACTGGAGGTCTTCGTTTTAAAGGGGGGGTTCGTAACGATATTGTGCTATATGGGCGTTGGGGGCTTGCCAAGCCACCAACGTCCAGTTCATCCCGAATTTGCTGCTTATGTACGACGTCGTTCAAGCCTTAGTGACGTGACGTACTAGCACCGGCCATACACGCAATCTCGTAACGGGCGATTGTTACGATCTTACGAGACGATCATGTATGGTTCCTGCCGTCATTATGTATTTGTGGAAATAGCAATGTATATAAGCTTATGCTGTCCCACACCGCATACGTGCTCCTGGTTGCTAACCCAGGAAATCCTGTCCTCATAAAGGTTCCGAAGGAATAGAATCTTGCTATCACTGCACAAATAATAAGACGGTTAGGTCGGCCCTCTGCATTCCCAGAGGAAGGGTCTTGTCTCGACCGAGAGACTCTCTGAAAACTCGCGTGTTTTCTGAGAGGGTAGGGTGTTGCCGCTTGAGGGTGCGGTTCGCGCCCGGATATTCCATAATATGAGGAAATGCCTAATCTATGTCCTGTGGGTAAACACTCTCGGTACAGGCATTCCAAGAGCTGCTGTTAATTACAGCTTAGATCAACTTCCATCCAGTTGATCAGTTCCGGCTTCTACGCCGGGGGCGAAAAGACACATGATGTGATATGTCTTTTCTAAAAGGGTCCTGGCCAATTTGGTAATAATCATCAAAGTTCTTATTGATGCTTACCAAATATGCCACAATATTGTGAAGGGACCAACTCCACAATGGCAGACGTTTTATTTAAACGCCCAACTTATCCAGTTCAACGGGTGACTAACCCGGTCCTCGAAAATAAGTGTCGTTAGTGGAAAACGATAAAACACCCAGCGGAATGTGCTAGGGTGGGTGGAATAGTTAAGTTAGAGCTTCCAAACTCAAAATACATTAAAATAATTGTATTAGACCAGGTGCATGTCGATGCACCTAGAATCAATCCTGAAGATCGCAATGTCAACAGGATTGCCCAGGGAGGCTCTCGAAAGTTACGAGCTACCTCTACTGCATCCTTTATCTGAACTAAACAGCCAATAAAGGATGTTACATTCATCTAAATGCACCTAACTCCGTACGGATCCGTAAGGATCCGTACGGGGTTACTTAACCCTTTATCTGAACTAAACAGCCAATAAAGGATGTTACATTCATCTAAATGCAC